CCGGTGTCGGTGTAGGAGGTCACGGTGCCCACGGAGGCCACCAGGATGTTCTCCCCGCCCGAGACGGTGCCTCGGTAGATGTTGTAGCCGGTGGCACCAGTGATCGCGGCCCACGACAGGGGCTGCTCCTGGTTGGCCGTCAGCGTTGCCGTGACCTCGTTGCTGGCGATGGTCTCGCCCTTGGCGTTGATCGCGGTGATGACCCAGAAGAAGGTGCCAGCCGGGAAGGTCCCCCCGGAGGTGGCAGAGCCCTTGGCGAGGACCGGGACGTTGATGTGCGAGTTGGTCGCCTGGTCAGTCACGAAGGCGTACGGGCACGAGGCCATGTCAGCCGTGACCGCAGGGAAGTTCACGTCGGCGGAGTTCGCCATCTGGATGGGGTCGACGGAGAAGTCCGCTCCCACACCCGGGACACCCCAGGTGACGGCGGTGCGGGCGTAGCCCGGGGCGCTGCACTCGGTGATGTTCGCCAGCGTGACGTCGTTCCCAGAGGGGATCGCCTCTGCAAGACCGACGAAGACCCCCTGCCCGCCCAGTTGGGCGAGCAGGAAGGCCTTAGCGTCAGCAGGAAGGAAACCAGACATGTGCTCTTCCTAGGTTCTAGTAGGTGAAGGGGATCCGGCTCAGTGCCAGATCAGGCCCTTCTCCTCCAGGTGCTTGTAGATGCGGCGGGGGGCCCGGTACTCCCGGCCCTCCTCGAAGTCGTAGGTGTTGCCGTGGCCGATGGTGACGGCCTCCAGCGTCTCGTTGACCCGGAACGTGACGATCTCCTCGGCCACGTCCACGTCGTGAACCTCGATCTCGCCCGTGAAGGGCTCGGGGGTCACCTCGGGGCGGGGCTCCAGATCGACTGGCTCGGCGTCCTCGATGGCCTTGGCTGCGGTAGCCAGACCCATCGTCTCGGCGGCGAGTGCCTGCTCCTCGGCGTGCTCCTTCTGGAGACGTGCCTTGGTCTGGCCGGTGAAGTCTCCTGCGCGGCCCTGGTTCTGTCGTGCCATGGTTCTGCTCCTGTTGTCTCGTGTGTGTTGTTCGGGAGTTGCTTGGGTGTGACTGCGGAAAGGGGCCGGAGACTGTTGATCCCCGGCCCCTCCCGACTAGGTCAGTTGGTCTCCGCGACCAGGACCGACTGGTCCGTGATCAGGCCGAGGCCCCAGATCGCGTACCAGGCGAGGGCGTGCTCACGACCGAAGTCGAGGATGCCGCCGTCACGCAGTTCGACGGGCAGCGAGATCGCGTGGCCGAAGGCGTTGTCGCCCAGGAACACGGCCTGGTAGACGTCCTTCGACGTGGCGTTCAGCACCTTCTGAACCTGCGTGGTCTCGATGAACACGACGTCGTTCAGGCGACCGATCTCACCGAGCATGAAGTTGCCGGGGGCGGCGTACTTCGTGACCTCGATGAACTCCGGGTCGTCGCGCAGCCAGCGGGACTGGTGCGGGTGGACGAAGGCCACGTAGGTCTCGCCCAGACGCGGGGTGTTCTTGGTCGCCAGGGTCTCGACGGCGTCCTTGACCAGGGCGGCGGTGAACTTGAAGTTCCCCGTCAGGCCGTCCCGCGTGGTCGCGGCGGTGCCCTTGTCGTAGGGGGACAGGACCGTGCGCGAGGCGTTGGCGGTCGTGTCGAACTTGTTGTAGCCGTAGATGACCGAGGAGGCGGTCAGCAGGGTGTTGCGGGCGGAGATGTCGAGGTACTGCGCCATGTTGCGTCCGAGGAGGCGGCTGGCCGAGGCCATCACGTCATCGAACGAAGCATTAAGCAGCAGTTCCGACACGGCCACGGCGTAGCCCTGCTCGGCCACGGTGATCGAGAACTGGCTCGCGGTCAGCGCGTTCGTCTGCATGCGCACACCCTCGACCAACTGGCTGGCCGAACCGAGGTTGTTGTAACGCATGAAGTTGATCGTGAGACCGGGCTGAACGCCGAGTTCGGTCTTCTTGACGGCGAACTGCTCGAACCGCAGGATGGGCATCGCCTGGAACAGGATCTCCTTGGACCAGATGGTCTGGATCGCCTGGGTCAGTTGCGAGTTCGCGCCCGAGTAGTTGGTCGGGGCTCCGGAGAGGGCACCCGTACCAGTGATTGCGTTTGCCATGCTGGCTTCCTTTTCCTATGAACCGTGCTAACGGGGTCTTGGGGGTTTGGGCTCCCGGTCAGCGACCGAAGAGACCGACGTTGTTTGCTCCGCCCTGACCGATCAGGGAGGCGCGGTGCTTGGCGTACTCCGCCATGTCCATACCGGCGATGTCCTGGGCCGAGAGGGTCCGCTGACCCGACTCGAACTCCACCGGACCCACCGGGGCGTATCCGGAGACCGAGGTGCCACGACGCTGGACCTGAGCCGCCTGCATCGCCGCCTGAACTTCGGCTGCGACCTCAGCGCTCTTCTCCCTCGCGATGGCGATGGACTGCTCGATCTCTTCCTGGGTGTTGCCGTTGACGAAGACGTGGAACTGGGGGGCGATGGTGTCCTTCTCCGCCTCAAGGCGCTGGGCCTTGTAGGACTGGAGCGAGTTGAACGCCTGCTCCTTTGCCAGGAGCGCCTGCTCCTGCTCACGCTGCTGCTGCATCTCCGCCAGCCGGGCCTCGAACGACTGCTCGGTCTGGGCGATCCGCTCCTGCATCTCCTGCTCACGGCGGGCCAGCAAGTCCTTGACGGAGAGGTTCTCCTCCTCCGCGAGGCGAGCCTTCTCTTCGGCCTCACGACGGGCGGTCTCTTCGGCCTGAACACGCTCGGCCTCTCGGGCGGCGATCTCGTCCAGTCGGGACTGCAGACCGTCGACCTTCCCGTACAACTTGTCCTTCTCCTGCTGGCGGGCCTTCTCCACGGCGGCTTCGATGTCGGCCTGGGTGAAGAACGTCTCGCCTTGACCGACCGGGGGTGTGGCCGGAGCAGCAGCGGGGTCGTTGCTCGGAACAGGGGTTTCGATTGCGGGGGTACTCATAGCACGGTTCCTTTACTGGTCGTTGTCCGGGTTGCGGCGCTGCGGGATTCGAGTCCCATACGCACGTGTCACGATTTCGGTAAGCATCTGATTCATCTCGTCAGGCGAGGCTCCCTGGAATAGCGGAGCGGTAACCTGGGGCGGGCCCGAGGGCCCAGCAGGACCAGAATCGGTTCCGGAATCCCCTTCCGCCTGCGGAGCAGGAGGCTGAGGTTCTCCATCACCCATCTGTATTCCCGTAGTTCCGAGAATAACACTCTGGATCTGTGCTTTAAGCATATCCAAAGCGCCCTGGTCCTTTGCATCTCGAACCAGTTCCTCGAAGATCTCCCCCATCTTCTCGTCGGGGAATTCGTTGCCGAGATCAGCCAGCGCACCGCGCTTCGACTCAAGGCCGAGCGCCATCTTGGCCTGGATCTCGTTGAGTTTGATGAGGGCGTCGACCGGCAGGGGCGGGGGCCAGTGGACGAACGTCTTGTAGACCAGCGGGTCGTTCGGGTCCAGGACGGTGGGCTGGATCTCCGGGTTGATGTCCGAGATCGTGCCCTCGGTCGTGGAGTCGAACTCCAGCGAGGCCGGGTCGAAGTAGAACGACGTCTTGAGGACCAGTTCGTTGATCCGCTGGAAGCCGACCGTGTAGGACATCCGCTTCATGTGGTACCGCTGCATCATCGGCTGGTACATGATGCTGAGGGCCACGCCGGACGTGTTCGAGATCGGCTGCATCTGGCCCAGGGCGGACTCCGGCACACCGGTCATCTCGTGCATGGACTGCTTGAGGGACTGCAGGAACTCCATGGCCGGGCCGACCGCTGCGGTGCCGCCCTCCAGGTTGTAGACCGAGGCCTCCTTGGGGGGGATCGACCAGACCTTGTTCGCGCCCTTCTCCAGGTTGGAGGCCTTCGCGCCCGTGATGATCGTGACCGGGGCCGCGTGGTAGTTGATGATGTCCGAGATCTCGACGGCCTTCTCGTTGTACTCCCGGTTCAGGCCGGTGATGTCAACGATGTCCGCGAGGCCCCAGGGAGACCCGGAGACCCGGATGTTCGGGGTGTGGACCACGGGGATGACGCCCAGGGGGTTGGGGCGCTGGTCGATGAGTTCGTCGTTGACGTACTCCTCGATGATGTCCTCGGTCAGGATCTCGGTGTAGGTGTAGACCTGGCGGGTCCCCTCGGGGGCCGTGCCCCAGAAGCGGTACTTCAACTTGAACCGGATCAGGCGCGAGCGGTCGTGCGGGTGCCACTCCGGGAAGCAGTACGACGCATTAAGCGGCAGGATCCGGACGCGCCCGGCGTGGTAGCCACCGGCTGCGTCGTAGTACTCGGGGTCCCAGGCCACCTTGACGAAGGAGTCACCGGAGACACCGCCCTGCTGGCCGATCTCCCAGAGGATCTCTTCCTTGTCGTTGTCCACCTCCCAGATCCGCTTGAGCAGGCCGGGGATGATGTGCTCGTACTCCTTCGGGGAGCGGAACTGCACACCGTGGTTGAACGTGAAGTTCGTGATGAAGTCGCTGAGCGCCTTGCAGTAGTTGAACGTGAGTTGGGGCTCTCCGGTTTCGCGCCGATATGCCCAGTGGTGACCCAGGTAGAACGCCCAGTTGTTGGCGTAGCGATTAAGCCGAGGACCGTGGACCTCGAACTCCTCGTCGGACAATTCCACCAGCCCCAGCGGGGAGATCTGCATGGTCAGATCAGAACCAGCAGCCCGCATGCTCGGGGAGGCGAATGACATCGACATATGGCTAATCCTATGGGAGATCTGCTTGCGGGTTAGAGGCGACCGAACAGGGCATTCCGGTGATAGTCACCGAGAGTTGATTCGTCGTTCTCCGCGTGGTCCTGAACAGTGCGGCCTGAGAAGAGATCCATCTGGTCATGCGAGGCGGTCGGAACGGCTACCGGGGACTCTCCGGACTCCTTGGCGTGGTCCTGGTCGTGCTCCCACGAGCCCCGGGCGAACCGGTCCTTGAACTTGGCCGAGGAGCCCATCGGCTCGTGCCCGAGACGGATCGCGTCGTCGCGGGGGTGGTTCATGTCCTCACCGACCGTGGCCTCCTTGGAGCGGAACTGGTGCCAGTTCAACTCGGGGAAGGTGCCCTGGTGGCCGGGGGCGATGTCGATCTGTCCCTTGACCCGGAAGGCGGGAGCCCTCCACTCGGCCAGGTCGTCGTTCCCGGCACCGCTCCTGCCGAAGTTGGTGTGGTCCCGGTGGTACACGCCCTTGGTCATCGCGGGGTGTGGGGCCACTGTGTGGACTCGTACGCGGTCGGGCTCGGGGGCGTCTACGCCCTCACGGCGAGAGCGCTCGGCCTGCCAGCGGGATGAGACCCCGGCACCGTGAGCGAAGCGCCAGGCGACGTTCTCGTTCTCCGTGGCGAAGGCGTGATCGCTGGACTTCTGGCCGGAGTGCCCGGCGTCAGCCCACAGGGAGTTGTCGTGGACTCCAGCGGCGTGAGGGACGATGTCCTTGCCCTGGATGTCGTGAGTGGTGCCGTGGTACAGAGGGCCCTTGTACTTGCCCGGCTTAGGTGCGGCCATAGCCGGACTGCCGGTGCTTGAGTTCACC